GGCTCAGGCGCTGCTGGCACTGCAAGTACAAGAAACCCCGGCGGAGGAGGGTCTGGCGGTGAATCAGGTAAAACCCCACGCATGGTTATTGACAACACAGGTAGTTCTATCTTTCTGGGCGGGGTGGGTACCGGCGGCACTTTTGGTGGTGGCGGCGGCGCCGGGGGATGCAGAAATGCTAATGGTTACGGGTATGCTGGTGGCGACGGTGGTGGTGGAGTTGTCCGCATCATCTGGCCCGGTGATACCCGCACATTCCCATCCACTGACGTCAGCACACCATAAGGAGAAGAGTCATGTTCGTTAAACTTGAAAACGGTGTGCCTACAGAGTGGCCTGTTGCTGTCCAACGGATACGCTTTGAACATAAGAGTGTTAGCTTCCCTCGTGACATGTCTAACATAGATGTTAGGCCGTATGGCTTTGCGCCGTTTAAATACTCCGACCCACAAGAACACGATCCTCAGTGGCAGGAAGCTCAGGAGCTTACCCCTGTTGAAGTTGACGGGGTGTTTGTTCAGCGGTGGCAGATTGTTGAAAAGTACACCGCGGAAGAGAAGGAAGTGTTGGTAGCGCAGCAGGCTGAAGCGGCTGAACTTAGTGCAGTAGCATCTGTCCGCACTCTGCGTAACATCTTGCTGGCGGCTACCGACTACCTCGCACTCTCTGACCAGACGCTTACGCCAGAGATGGCGGCATACCGCCAAGCCCTTCGGGACATCACCACCCATGCGAATTTTCCGCACCTCCAAGAAGCCGATTGGCCTGTGAAGCCGGAGTAAAGTGGGGCGATGGACTTGATACTCTGGAATGTTGGCCTGACCGGGGCTCTGGCGCTAGTCGGGTGGTTTGCACGGACGATGTGGGCGGAAGTTCAGCGGCTTAACATCCTGCTGAACCGGACCCGCGAAGAAGTCGCGCGGGACTACGTAACAAAACAAGAGGTGCATGCCGATATTAACCGCGTCATCACGCGGTTAGAGGCCCTCGACGCCAAAATAGACCGCCTCATGGAGAGGGTTACCAAGCTGTAGCACCGACTGCGTTTGTATGGTAGGTTCTTACCATGTTACAACATTGGTGCGGCTATGGACCCAATCACTGTTATTGCCACGGCGTCCGCCGCATATAATGCCCTCAAGAAGGGTATCGCGATCGGGCGTGAGCTGCAGGACATGGGCAGCCAGCTGGCCACATGGGCCGGTGCCGTATCGGATTTAGAGTTTTTAGCTAAAAAGGCGGAAAACCCGCCGTGGTGGAAGGTCGGCGGCAACGTGCAGGCCGAGGCCGTGGAAATCTTTGCGGCCAAGAAGCGCATACAGGCACAGCGCGACGAACTGAAAACCTACATCCAGTATTCCTACGGCCAAAGCGGCTGGGACGAACTTCTCCGGATCGAGGCACAGGTGCGAAAGCGTAAGCAAGCGACTGAGCACCGGCGAGAGGAGATGAAGGAACTAGCGACCACGATTGTCGTTGTAACACTTGTGGTTTTGGCGGGCGTCGCGGGGTTGGCGCTCTTGGCATTCATCCTTTGGTCGGCGCAGCAAAAATGAGCAACCAACTGCCAGATATGAAGACTTATCAGTCCAACCGGCGTCGGATGGCGTGGGCCGCTTTGGCGATGATGATTGTTACTACGACCGCGGTGATCGTCGACCCGGCGCGCATGGCGCAGGCCGATGCGGTATTGATGATGATGTATGGTTCGCTGTCCGCGCTAGTTGGCGCTTATTTTGGCTTTGCGAAGACTTCGGCACCCCCTACTCCACCTGCTCCGCCACCGTCGCGGTATGATGACGAATGCGAGCGTTGATTCTCATAATGCTGCTGAGCAGCTGCGGGGGCTTACCTTTGGGTATGCTTGGTGGAGGCGGGCCGAACGTCGCTGCGAACACTCAAATTGGCCGAGAAAACCGTCAAACAGCTGTGGGCTTTGAAGAACGTGTCGAAGCTGGTAGAGATGTGGTACAAAAGGAAGTAGAAACTGGTCAGGTAGAACGCATGACCATCAACAACGAAGAGTATCCCCCGTGGATTATCTTGCTGATGCTGCTTGGTTGGCTGCTGCCGACGCCGACGCAGATGGGCTACGCTATCGGACAGTTTCTGATGGCACCGTTTAGGAGAAAGAAATGAGCTTCAAACTTTCACAGCGGTCGTTGGACAAGCTCGAAGGCGTAGACAAGCGTCTTATCGCGGTCGTGCAGCATGCCATTACGGTCACCAAGGTCGATTTCGGTGTTATCTGCGGGCTACGCACGGTCGAAGAGCAGAAAGAGCTGGTCGCCAAAGGTGCTAGCAAGACCATGAACAGCCGCCACCTCGGTGGGTTTGCCGTAGACCTTATGGTCTATATTGGCTCAAGGGAGTCGTGGGAACTCAATTTGTACGACGAAGTCGCAGACGCCATGAAAGAAGGCGCGCACAAGGTCGGTGTGCCGATTCGCTGGGGGGCCGCGTGGCATGTCAAGGATATCCGCGACTGGAAGGGTTCGGCGGAAGCTCTGATGAACGACTATGTCGACGCGCGCCGTAGCCAAGGCAAGCGCCCGTTCATCGACGCCCCCCATTTCGAAATCCCGGAGTAGAACATGAAACAGGTCTTCGATGCAGAAACACTAGACGACGGGGTAATCCGTAGCGCACACGAGGTAGAGGTCGTCTGCGCGCACTGCGGGTATGATCTCGACGAAGCCGAACTCGCAGCCGATACCTGCGCAGATTGCGGGGCAGCGCTTGAACTCAAGCAGCATGTGCGCATCCAAGTCACTTCCGTACCCCTCTCCGGCGGCACTATGTAGGATTATACCATGCCCATCCAGCAGCTTAAACTTCGGCCCGGTATCAATCGGGAGATCACTGCCTACAGCGCAGAAGGCGGCTGGTATGAGTGTGACAAGATTCGCTTCCGCGAGGGCTACCCGGAAAAGATTGGTGGTTGGGAACGTATATCGTCGTTCACGTATCTTGGCGTCTGCCGTTCGTTGTTTAACTGGGTCACGTTAGATAGCGAAATCCTAGTGAGCGTCGGCACGAACCTGAAATACTACGTTGAGCGGGGTGGAGCGTACTATGATATTACCCCGATTCGTGCGACCGAGTCGCTCACTGATCCGTTTGAGACAACTAGCGGGTCGCCGATTGTAGAAGTTACTGATCCTGCGGGCGGGTTTGTTGACGGCGACTTCGTTACCTTTAGCGGGGCCAGCGCGGTTGGCGGTATTACACTCGACGGCGAGTACCAGATCACATTGCTTACTTCTACGACCTACACGGTCACTGCGGATACAAACGCTACGTCTAGCGCCACTGGCGGCGGTTCGGTGACCGCGGCTTATCAGATTAACACAGGTCCGGCGTTTTCAGTGCCGGTTAGCGGTTGGGGTGCGGGTGCATGGAGTGCTGGCACTTGGGGTTTTGGGTCGTTTACGACGACTGATCTAGAGAGCATCCGGCTTTGGAGCCAAGGTAACTTCGGCGAAGACCTCGTGTTTGGACCTCGCGGTGGGGGGCTGTATTACTGGGATGCGTCTAGCGGCTTCTCTACTCGGGGCGTGCTTGTATCCTCGTTGGGTGGTGCGTCAAACGTGCCGACTGTGCAGAACTTCATCCTCGTGTCAGACACGAGCCGGTTTGTGTTCTGCTTTGGGGCAAACGAGCTCGGCGGGGCTACCCAAGACCCCCTCCTCGTACGGTGGTCCGACCAAGAGGATGTCACGAACTGGACTCCGGCAGCAACGAACCAAGCGGGGGATATTCGTTTCTCCCATGGCAGCGAGATCATCACGGCGATGCAGTCTCGGCAGGAAATCCTCGTCTGGACGGATGCAGCGCTCTACTCGATGCAGTACGTAGGTGCTGGTGCGGGTGTCTGGAGCTCTCAGCTCATGGGGCACAACATCTCCATCGCGTCGCAAAACGCCGTAGCATACGCCAGTGGCGTATCTTTCTGGATGGGGCTTGGTAAGTTCTATACCTATGATGGTCGGGTTCAGCCGTTGCCTTGCGCAGTGAAGCGCTACGTCTTCGACGATTTCAACGAAGAGCAGTATCAGCAAGTGCATGCTGGCACCAATGAGCAGTTCAACGAGGTCTGGTGGTTCTACTGCTCTGCAGGGTCAACTGAAATAGACCGCTATGTCGTCTACAACTACGTCCAGAATATCTGGTACTACGGCACTATGGGCCGCACGGCGTGGTTGGATTCTGATCTGCGGAGCAATCCGATCGCGGCTACATACAGTAACAACCTCGTGTATCACGAGTACGGCATCGACGACAAAGAGACGGCCACCACACAGCCGATTTCTGCGTACGTCGCGTCTGGGCAGTTCGACATTGATAGCGGGGACAGGTTCTCGTTTATCTGGCGAGTGCTACCCGACCTCACGTTTACTGGGTCTACCGCCGCTGCTCCTGCGGCTACGATGACGCTCCTGCCGTTGGCAAACTCTGGTGCTGGGTATAACAGCCCGGCCTCGGAAGGTGGGGTCAACACAGCTACCGTCACGCGCACTGCGGTGCTGCCGATCGAACAGTATACAGGGCAGGTATATACCCGTGTCCGTGGGCGGCAGCTTGCGGTAAAGGTAGAGTCAAACGACATTGGGGTGCAGTGGCAGCTTGGCGTGCCGAGAATCGACATCCGTCCTGATGGGAGGCGCTGATGTCCAACCAGCTAGACCGCCCCGAACCACCGGCGATCCCACTCGCGCCGACAACATACCAGCGTCCGTATATGGACCAGAAGGACAACGTCTTCCGGCTGTTCTTCAACCGGCTTGTGGGCACGCTTAACGCGCTGCTTAGCACCGACGACGGCGGCAAGTTCCTCTACATGCCGCGCGGCTTGTTTTACAGCACGACCAACCAAACTGCTGCAGCCACAGGCACAGGGTACCCCGTAGAGTTTGAGAACACC